TGGCGGGTTATTTCCCTTATTGTATTTTATTTGGACATAGACATTTTCCTGCTACAACTGAAATCAATGGTATTAAATTAGTTCAGTCTGGAAGTTTTCCTGGTGCTGGAGATGACCATACTATTGAATTGAGGTTAAGTGGAAAACCATCTCAAACAGTATTGGTTTGTAATGAAGATGGAATAGAATGTAATTATACAGTGGAACTCGATTAAGAGTTCTTTTATTTTTGAAAGAAAGGTGAGATTAGGTGGCTACAAAAAGTAAGAAAATTACTACAAGTCAGCCAAAAGAGCCTAAAAGAATTTGTCAGAATCAATCTTGTAATGCTATGGGAAGATACCAAAATAATAGTGATTTTTATAAATCAAGAAATATATCAATAGGTTATCACCCTTATTGCAAAGAATGTGTTAATGAGATAATAGATATTGATAATATGCAAACTGTTTATGATGTTTTGCAAACTTTAGACACACCATTTATACAGGATGTCTGGAAAGAGGCTCTGGCAGATATAGATGGTAATTATATAGATAAATATTTAAATTTAATAAATAACACATATAAATCAAGATATGAAAATGCAAGATTTAAAGATAGTATTTATGATAGTGAGCTAGTATTAGAAAAAGATGAAAATGGAAATGAAGTTAAAAATTGGGATGATACTTGGCAAGGATATTATTCAAAAAGAGAACTAAATTATCTTAATAAATATTATCAAGATTTAAATAATGATTTTAAAATTATAACAACAAATCATAAGGATTATGCTAGAAGAATAGCACAAGCATCATTAATAATGAATGATACTTATAATGTTATGAGGGATAATCCTGATGATAAAGATGCAGTAAGTGCTTATAATACTGCTGTATCTAATTTTGATAGATTATCTAAATCAGCACAATTTGCCGAAAGCCAAAGAGGAGCAAATGATGTTTCTCTTGGTTGCTTTGGTAGAGTATTTGATGCTGTTGAAAAACATAATTTCGTTCCTCAACACATACCAGAAGATAAAGATATGTTTGATAAGATTATAGAACAATTTTCAAATATTGAAAAGAGTTTATAATGGCAGTAAATATAAAAAAAGTTAGAAAAGGTGTAGAAGCTCAAAAATCTTGGGGATATGATAACACTGATTCTCCATTGAGTTATGACCCTATTAATGAAGAAAAAATTGATTATGAAGAATGGACTAAATTCTTATCATACTATAGATATTATGTTGATGAATTTGCTGTAGACATATTAGGAATGACTAATTTGTTCCCATTTCAAAGACTTTTATTAAGAGCAATGGGAAAGTTTCCAAACATAATGTTTATAATGTGTAGAGGTTTAACAAAATCATATATTGCTGCAATATTTATTTGTTGTATGGCTATTTTATATCCAGGTATGGCAATAGGAATTGTTTCTGGAAATGGTAACCAAGCAAGAATGGTTGTTAAACAGAAAATAGAAGGGGAATTATGTAAAAACGAAAATATTAAAAGAGAAATTAAAAGTATAAAAACAAGTTTAGATGATTGTATTGTTACTTTTAAAAATGGAAGCTCAATAAGAGCCTTTACTTTGGGTAATAATCAAAAAGGAGATAGTTCAAGAGGTTGGAGATTTCAACTTATATTGGTTGATGAAGCTCGTCTAGTTAAAACAGAAGCATTAAAAGAAGTTTTAATACCAATGACTAAAACCCCAAGAACTAATGCAATAGATTTAAAAAAGAAATTTCCAGAGGCTCCTTATGAAGAAGGACGAATGGTTTATATTTCATCTGCTTGGTTAAAAACTTGTGATTTATATCAAAGATTCTTAAATTTTTATAGTCAAATGACTTCGGGCGACAAAAACTATTTTGTTGCAAGTCTTGATTATAGAGTAGGTATAGATGCTGGATTATTTACAGAAGAAAATATGATGTTAGAAAAAAATGACCCAGAGATGACTTTAGATAAATGGGCTTATGAATATGAGGGTCGATTTGTTGGAAGTGCAAATGATAGTTATTATCCATATGATATAACTTCAAAATGTAGGTCATTAGATAGATGCGAATTAGAACAACCTAAAAAATGTCAATATAGATATATTGTAACGCACGACGTTGCTGTATCTGGTAAATCAGGTTCGGATAACTCTTGTACTCACGTTATAAAATTAATACCTAAAAAAAATGGTACTTTTACAAAACAAGTTGTTTTTACAAAAACAATGAATGGGGCTACTTTAAAAGAACAAAGAGATTTCTTAAGAGAGCTTATTCATATTAGATTTCCTAATACGGATAAATTAGTAATAGATGCTCAATCTGCTGGACAGGGTTTATTATCATTGTTAGAAGAACCTTGGACTGCAAGAAATAATAGAGGAGAAGTAGAAGAATTCCCTCCATTAATTTGTGATGACGATGAAGAAGCACAGATACTATTACCGGATGCTGAGCCTCTAATAAGAGGAATAACTGCAACACAAGAATTTAACAGCACTTTTTATCCATATATGAAAAGTGGGTTTGAGGATAGAAGTCTACAATTATTGGTAGATAGTAGTGAAACAGATGAAGCATATAAGAGTGGTAAATATAAACCAGAAGAACAGGTAGTTCACGTTGAGCACGATAGCTTAGTTCAAGAATTAAGTAATATAAAACAATCATATTCTGAAGGTGGTAAAATAATTTATACCAGAATAGTTAAAAGTAAAAAAAGAGACCGTGCAACAAGTTTAATGTATGGTTTATCTGTTGTTTGGGAATATGAAAAACAAGGAAAAGCAGATATGTATAAAAAAGAGGTAGACCCTCTTGCATATTTAAAAAAATATATATATTAAAGGAAGGTAGGTGAATAAGATTGAGTAATAAAAAGGTTAAATCTAATACGGAGACTAATTTAACAGAAAAACAAGTAATAGAAGTTCTACAAGCATACGATAAAGCTTTAAATATTAGAGATAATCAAATTGCAAATGGCGTTTTTGATGTAACAGCATTTTCTAAAGGTATGGCTGATGCAGGAGCATTTACTCCATACACACAAAATGAAATAATGAAAAGAATTAATATTGCTACAAATAGTGCTCCAGATGGAAAAAAAATAGATGAAGCATTATCTAATCCAATTGATAATGAAGGTAATTTAGTTAATTATGGTCAATCTTATTATTTCAGTAGTTTAATGTATAAACGAAATCAAGAATATCTAGCAAACCTACCTGCGTTTGATTTAGAAATATCTTGTATTAATGCAAAACCAGAAGACTACAAAACAAATAAATATAAAAATGATTATGAAGAAATTAAAAAATTTATTAATTCTTTTAACTATAGAGAGCAATTTAAAAATATTGCTTGGAATATAGTTATGAATGAAACTTATTATGCAATGTTTAGAGAATTAGGAGATAAGTCTGTTATCCAAGAATTCCCTGCTAAATATTCTATGATTACTGGTAAATGGGAATATGGTCTTTTATATGATATAGATATGAATTGGTTCCTTCAGGGGGAAGTAGATATTAATTGTTATCCTGATTGGGTAATAAAAAAATATAAAGAAATGTTTGATGGTAAAAAAGAAAAACCATATATTCCAAGTAATAAGATAAATAAGAGAACTGGTACTTTTGGATTATGGACTCAAACAGACCCTGCAGATGGATGTTGGGTTTTTAAATTTAATCCTAATCATAATTTACAAGTTCCATTTTTTTCTGGAATGTTACCAGAAATGGCTGTCCTTCCAATATTAAGAAACCTACAAGTTAATCAAAGTATGGCTGCTGCAAGAAAATTATTAGTTTCTTCAATACCATATTTAAATGAAAAGAAGGCTGCTAGTGTAGCAAATCAATTGGCTATAGATGCAGATACTTTAGGTAAATTTATTGGACTTGCAACTCAAGGATTAGAGGCTGCAATTAAAGTATTGGCTTTACCAACTGAAGATATTAAAGGTGTTGAATTTAAAAACACTGATAGTGATACTTATGAAACATTTATGACTTTAACAAGTTCTTTATTAAGTGGTGGTAAAGTAATATTTTCAACAAGTGAAAATCAAAATGCAATAGAAACTCAATTTTCTATTGATATAGATAGAATGTTAATTAAATCTATATA